AATACCAACAAAACCAGTACCGAGAGTTTCAGTCTCGGTAAAGGATTGTTCGTATTTGAATAAGCTGTTTTGTTCAATAAACTTAATTTCATCTCTTACTATTTGTTTACTGACATCGTTAATAACATCGTTTTTAAGGTTTGCTAAATAAGTATTCATTTCCGCAGCAGAAATACTTGCATCTTCCTGTGAGTCCTCAATATTAGTTAACGTTACTATAGGGTGAGCGTCTTGATACACTAATCCTGAGTCTGTTGTTAGATTCGCTGAATCCAATACAACAGCATCAGTAGTGGTATCTTGTCTAAACCCTATAATAGTTCCTACTTCCGATGTTATTAAAGCTTCGTTCATTATTTAAACATATAATCAATTGAAATTAAAGTGGTGTCGCTTGCTGTACCAGCCCCTTGAATCCTATATTGATTGTGTGTAGGATAAGGGATGTCAATTAACCAGACTGCTGCATCTGTTATTGTTAATGTATCGTTAGTTTCCCAATATACATTACTAAAATCAACACTATTAATAGTTGAATATGTGTTTAATCCACCTTGTAAAATTAAAGTTCCGTCACTTGTCCCTCCTAATTCAGTACAGGTTACCTCTAATGAAAGAGATTGATAAGACCCATTACTAGGTATTGCAAAGTTTACAGTTTCACTACCTTGTAGCGTATCTGAAACGTTCTTTATTCGTCCTCTTTGCGCTTCTGCGCTTAAAGAACAAACGAATAAAGCTACCAAAATAATCAATAGATTTTTCATTATTGTTGTACTCCAAATTTAAAGATTGATGATTCATTTGCTGTGCTAGTGTCTGCCTCTACAAACCCTAAATCAACAGAAAGTTCAACATGAACATCAATATCCTGAGTTTCTCCAGAATTACTTTCGTTGTCTGCTGCTAAATATCTCTCATGTACTGCAAACTGAAGCCCAGAGCCTAATGGGTCTGTAATAGTTTGGTATGCTCCACCAATTTCACCTGCTTCGCCTCTACCTTCTTTATTTTCTTTTGGAATCCAAGGTAATACACCTACTGTTCCAACAGGAAAAATATAACCCATACCCACATAACCAGAATCTAAACTTAATTCTTGAGTTAAAGAATTATCAAAGTTGATTCCGTTAGCTTGATAAGACAAGTTTTCTGAGTTTGCAGAACCTTGATTAATAAAATGTTCTGCTGTTTGAAATAAAGTTTCATCGATAATTGAATCGTACAAACCTTTGTAGTATTGTTGACGCATAAAACCTTTTACTCTTTGCATCCACCTGTCAGAATCATTGTTAGTGATTTGATAAATGTAGTTTGTTGCATCCCAAGTACCCTCTCTAGGGGTTAAGCTTGTTACTACTTGTGATTTATTGGTGTTCAATCTTGCCAATGCTGCTGTTTCAATTGTGTCATGCAATGCTATTGCTGCGCTTTGTAATTGAGCTGCTACCAATGGAGCTTGTTGCCAAATTAACCTACCCGCTTCTTTAATAGAGTAAGTAAAATCTGCTGTGTAAGTAGTAAATGTCACGGTTGTTTTACGTGAATCATTTTTACTGCCTGTGTGTGCTGCTGCTCTAGCTGAACCAGTTGTAATACTCTGTCTGTTAATTAAATTAACATCTACGGTATCTTGGTCAGTTTGCTTTACGCCTAAAGCTGCTTCTTTTGCCGAAGCCGGAATCAAAAAGTCTGTATTGTTTAGATACGTCATTAATGCAGGGCTTGGCTTGTGTTTAAATTCGGGTTTCGCCATTAGCTCATCAAGAGCATATTGAAACGTCTCCCACCTTGCGGTCGAATGATTTGCCATTTTTTATTGTTTTAAATTTATATTATATGGCAGTATCTTGCCGTAAGTCTTTGCTCTTATTCTTGAGCTACTTTTTCAAGTATTTTCTGACCTTCGGATGAAGTCGGGTCTATATTTTGTTTTCTCATATGTGAAAATGCTTCATTTTTGTTTTTAAATTCTGATGAATGAGTACCCCCGTTATTTCCTCCACCTCTACCGTCTGTTTTCATATAATCGTTATCTGTTAACCATGAATTAAAATGTTCCGAAAATGAAACTGGTTTTTCATACTTGTCTTTTAATACAGTTCCGTTGCTTGTTACTACATTTTGGCCTTCCTCAGTAGTTAACCCAAATCCATCGCTTTGATATGAGGCTAACATATGATTAGGTTTATGCCCTTCTATCTTTGGCATGGACTGAATCATAAAGCTTTCGTTCTTTATTCTGTTTAGTCTATTATTACTTTCTGTTAGTTTATTGTCCCATTCTAATTTTTCGGTATCGAATTGCTTTCTAAGATTACCCATGCTTTCGGTAAGCTCATTTACTTTTTGTTGTTCTGGTATTTTTGCAGCTTTTAAAGTAGCCTCTTTAACATGAGTATAAAAGGCATCCAAAGTTTTACCTTCAAATTCTAAGTTATGCTCATTTTTAAATTCTTTAATATTCATTTCTGAACCTGCTAATTTACCTTCACTGTAACCTTGTTGCTTTACTCCAGTTTTAATACTGTCTATTTGTTCATCTGTATAGATGTTTCCAGAACTTACTTCAACTTCGTGCTCTTCTTCGGAAGTTACCAGTTCTTTGAATTTCTCAAGCGACACTTCTTCGCCTCCTACTTTTAATCCTTTTAGCCTATCTGCTAAATCATCATTATTTTTAATCATTTTATTATTCTTTTGCTTTGTTTACTTTTTCTTGCAATTTAGCATCACCAATGTTCCCTCTGAAAGTAATACCTAGTTCTGTTGCTTCTTCTTCTAATAATATTCTTTCTGGCGATTTTTCATCTGCAACCTCTTCGTCTAATTCATACAGTAACTTAGTAGTTTTTGTATGAATATTATTTAGCTCTGCTTCGTGTTCGTGTATTGAAACCGTTCTAAGATATCTCTTTTCAGAGAATTCCATTTTCCCTTCTTTATTCCACGTTAGCTGTACCTTGTACTCCTTGTACCTGTTTGGTGTCATTTGTTTTTGTTTTTAAAAATGTTTCAAATTCTGCGTTTAGCTTCTCTATGTCTTGCTCTATTATTTCATCTTCCGTTTTGGTGTTTGCCCATTCGTTATAAAATAATTTGCCTTTTGTTTGTTCAAATCCTAACTGCCAATTTACAACCTGTGTTATAGTGTCATGTATATAAGGCTCTATTCTTATTAACTTATTAATAATTAATAATCCTTTTGGGTCGTGAGCATATAAAGCATCATAATAGTTTTCTAACTTTACATTAAGTGTAGCATATGACGCTCCTTTTGCCTTTTCATCTAGATAATTTTTGAACAACTCGTTAGGGCTTTTTATCATGTAGTTACGTCCGTAATTAATCGAGGCCCCTTCGTACCCATCTCGGAAAAAATAATCTCCAAATATATCTACTAATAATACTTCTGTATTTTCTAATGATGTTGTAACCTCGTTTAATTTATCTTGCATTGGCTGAGTATTAATAGACACCTCAAACGCTGTTACATCCGCAGCTTCTCTATTAATTGTTATCCCCCAAATACCTGTAAATCCTAAGTCACGCAATCTTTTTACCTCTTCGCTTAAATGGTCTAAGCTTTCAATGGGTGGAACTACATATCCCGCAATGTTTGGGGCTATTACCGGCTCACCTTCTTCGGGGACTCTTACCGTCCTAACGTCCGAAACATCTTTCTTTTTAGTTTTTCCAGTTCCTAAACACGAATTACAAGTTTTTTGCCCTATTTTACCACTTCCTCCGCATGATGTACAATCAATATTATGATACTCCCAATAAATAGGAAACCCATGATGATACTCTGCTAATGTTTTAACTGAGTTCATTCTCAAATGCTCCTCAGCTACCTTGAATTGCTTTTGGAAGAATGACTTTTTGTATTCTGTGATAGGGTCTTGGTTGTCTGAACATAATACAGCCGGCACATACCCCCAAGGATTATCGAACTCTTCTATTAATGTTATTGAATCATCTTTTATAAGGTAAGTGTAATCGCCACTGTCATCATAAACACGTACTGTTGTTTTAACTGTTTTCCCTTCCTTAATTTCAATTGGCTCAAATACTATATACTCTAATCTTTGCCCATTTTGTTTGTAGTCTTGTATGGTGTTAATACTTTGATAAGTTGGATACGGTTCTCCGTCTTTATGTTCTACCAAGAATACACCGTTAGGGTCTACGATATATTTATCAGGAAAATACACCTCCAACCATCTTGTTAGGCTTGTATCTCCTATTATAGCATCTAAAACAGCAACGAACTTTTCTTTATCACTATCACTTTTTATAAAGTATTCTTTACTTCCTCCCTGTGAGTTGAATACTTTTTGCATTGGAGACATATAATCCTCCATTAAATCTTCATTAGAGCGTACCAATTTTTTACGTAAAATGAATTGAGTTGCATTCTCTAACCCTTCCAGTCGCGCTAATGCCTCAGGCACACCAATACCATGAACATGCATCATATAATTTGCATGGTCTACTTTTAAACCCTTCAAAGGGCTATCCTCCTTCAATATCTTTTTTATTTGCGCTTCGTCTAATATCACGATATTAAAGGTTGTGTTTGTTTAACATGAAAGTACATCCCCATTAAAAGCATGTCAAGATAATCCGGGGAACCACCACTTAGCAACTCTTTCATCTTGTCTTTTTTAATTAGCTTCTTTTTATCAATATTTAAGTTATCTTGTTTAAGGCAGTTTATTAACTCCTTTGTAATTTGCTCTTTTTGACTATCGTTACAGCTTATTCTTATATCTCTATTGTTGATTTTTTCAGCTAATTTAAAACCACACTCATCTTTTATTCTGTCAAAGTCTCTGTGTTTTACCGCTCTTTGTCCTCCTCTGAATTTCTTAATGTTTTTTATGTATGCAGATAAGTAGTTTCCTAATCCATCAACATCCGCAACTATATTTGAATTGCCTACACTATTTGAATTTTTAACAACCGTTAAAGCATTCTCTATTTGCCTTGCATCTGATTTAGCCATATCAACCGCCACATTACAATGTAACCCATCCCAATATCCAGCTACAAATCTATCACGCCCTCCCATTGCTAAATCTGCGCTAATCCTTCTTACTCCACTTGGTACATGTGTATTTGTAAATATATCATTAACAGCATCAAAATCACATAATTTACTAGGGTCGTCATCATAACGCCAATTACCTTTTATAAGCCTTTCTATTTGCGTTGGTGAAAGTATCTTATATAGATTTGATATATAATTCTTTGGTAGTTGTTTGTTGTCCTGTGGGAATGCTTGTATAAATTTCTTATGCGTTTCTAATTCTCCTTTATCATGAGGTAAAAAGTAATCGTTAAATAGATAGTTGTTAGTAGGATTACAGGTTTGTAATAATTTACCCTCTAGGTTATATTCTTCATTTTTCCATCTACCTATTGACGCTTGTAGATTGTTTTTTGCTGTTTGACTAAACTCTCCAGCTTCTTCAATCCATCCTCTAGTCATTTGCATACTACCAAACCTCGTATAGTCCGGGTCACTTGGCATGTGTTTAGCATCTAATAAGAAAACCTTAGAACCGTTATTTAGTTCGTAGTAACTATATTGACTATTGAATTTATAGTAACGTTCATCTAATCCCCAAACATCCATAACCTCTTTTACTGAGGGCATAGTAAACTTTCTTAAATCCGCTAAAGTCTTACGAGCTATAAAATAATGTGTTTCTGGATATATTAATGCATCACCAAATATCAAAGAACAACCAAGAAATGATTTACCTCCACCTTTTGCACCACCGTAAACAATATCAATAACAGAGCCATCTAACCAGTACTTTGCACACTCTTTTTGTTTCTCGTTGCCTTTAGTGTCAAATGATAATACCATTAATAATATTATTATTAAATTTCTCATGTAATATTCATGCCTGTTATTTGTTCGCCTTTTGTTGTATGGTCTACTTTTTCAGTTAAGCCTAATTTACGTGCAATTATGTTCGGATTAAAGAATCCTGAGGTTGCTCCTTCAAACTGATTATTCTCAATAATATTGCGTATACGTGTTGTGATATCTTTATATTCTTTTTGTTTAGCGTACTCATAGAAGGTGTTTGCGATTATTTCTGCATAAATACAAAACCCTAAAATTGTTAACGGTCTCATTCTTGGTATTTCTACATAATTAGCATCTTTACCTTTATAGTCTACCTCAAGGAATGGATTTTCTTGTACCCATTTGAAGTATTCTTGTGCTTTAGTTGCTAATGTTTTGGGGGTATAATCTGGGCCTCTGCCATCGGTGAGTCTAAGAAGATAGTATTTATTTCCTTTAGGCGCTCCCATTAGTTTAACTGCGTTGTTGATGAAACATAATTTATGTTAAAACCTCTTTCTGTAATAGTAGGCTTAATATTATATTCGTCTAATTGCTCTGGAATGGTTTTAAAGTATGTTTCAATGTGTTCTAAGAAGTCGGCTAGGTTAGACTCTTCCAGAATGGTAATTGTTTTGTCAATTGTGTTTATCTCTATAACCATATTAAACAGTTAAAAACGTAAAATAACTACAATTAGAATAAAGTCTTTGGAAGGGGGTTGTTTAGTTATTAACTTGTTGTTAACAATTAATATATAAATTCCCAATTTAAACTTGCAATATATTCCATGTCTTTTATCGCTTCTTCTTCTGTTAATTCCACCGTAAATATACCTAGCTCATGGAACGATTTATAAGACTCTATTTGTTTTTTGAGGCTCTTAGCTTTCTTTCCTTCTTTATCTTTATAGTTAAAATAAGATTCGAGTAATACATTTACATCTTTCATATTAGTTCTGGGTTTTCGTGAATGTTTCCGATTATTTCCATTTTGTCATGATAAGGGTAAATAGTCCAATTTATATT